GGACACGAAGAGCCTATTGGCAAGGTTATCCAGGGTAGAGATACCGAAGATGGCTTCGAGATCATGGCTCGCGTTTCGGATACCCCAAAGGGCAATGAGGTTCTAACCCTTATGCGCGATGGAGTCCTAAACAAATTTTCGGTGGGCTTTCTACCTGTAGAGCAGGAGCAAGAGGGTTCAACGATTACGCGCACAAAGGTAAATCTCAAAGAGGTTTCTGTAGTGCCGTTCCCAGCCTTCGCAGGCGCAAACATAACTGAGGTTCGTGAAGATCAGCCAGAAGAGGTTGAGACTAGCGAAACTCCCGAAGAAGAAAGAAACTCTATGTCTGAAAACATTGAGCTAGAGGTTCGTTCTGTGCAAGACGAGGTAGCCGAACTAAGGCGCGTAGTCGAAGCAGGACAGGTCTCAGACACTCCAGCACCAGTCGCACCAGAGATTCGTTCACAGGGTGAGTTCGCAAAGGCTCTCCTTAAGGGTGACGAGTCCGCTATCGAGCTTGCTCGCGCAGCTTCCGACAGCAGCGACACTGTTCTGCTCCCAGGCTTTGTTGGCTTTATCAACAACCTCATTGACCAGAACCGCCCAACCCTATCCGCTTTCTCTCGCGCAGCTCTCCCAGCTTCGGGTCTGACTGTCGAGTATGCACAGGTAACGGCTAACACCATTGACGTAACCGCACAGGCATCAGAGAACGATGCTCTTGCTTTCGGTAACCTCACCATTGCTAACACCTCAGCAGCAGTCGCAACCTATGGTGGATACACCTCCATGTCAAAGCAGACTGTCGAGCGTTCAAGCGTGGACTACCTAAACACTGTATTCCAGGCACTCTCAATTGCATACGCAACTGCAACCAACGCAGCAGTCGTTTCGACTGTAGAGGGACTGACCTACACCGGCAAGGTATTCGACATCTCCGCTGGAACTTCCGCAGCAATCATTGGTGGAATCACCGACGGCGCAAGCTACATCTTCGAGAACACCGGACTCCGCCCAGAGGCAATCATGGCTTCAACCGAGGCTTACAAGTTCCTTATGAGCGTAGTAGACACTTCTGGTCGCCCAGTTGTTCTACAGACCGGTGACGGCAACAACAACATTGGAACCGCTTCTGTCCCAGGACTTCGCGGAAGCCTACTTGGTTTGCCACTGATCGTAGACCCAGCTCTAACCGCTAACAAGTGCTACATGGCTAACAGCGCAGCTATCACAACCTACGAGTCCGCAGGTTCACCAGTTCGCCTAACCGACTCCGACATCACAACCCTCACCGACTCTGTATCGGTATACGGATACTTGGCAATCACCAAGCCATTCGAGGGCGCGATTGTCGAGCTAGACGTAGTAGCTTAGACAGATAACTAATGGCGCACAGTGGCCCAGGCCCAGGAGGAAGTTTGACACTAAATGATCTGCAAGCCTACATAGGCACAGAGGAAACCGGTGATTTTATCAACTCCTGCCTAACTGCTGGCGAGAACCTAGTAGACAACTACATTGGAGAGGTAGCGACTGTTCCTGAGCAGATACACGATCAGGCAGTTCTTATCTGTGCTAGTGAGTTGTTTCACAGGCGCTCAGCGCCCAACGGCATTGCTCAGTTTGCAAGCATGGATGGCAGCCCGATTAGGATGGGTAAAGATCCTATGACGGCTGTCTATCCATTGCTGTTGCCTTATGTGAATTATGGAGTATGAGCAACGAAATCACACTAGCTAAGGCAGAGTTCAAGCTCGACCTAGATGCAGAGGGAATCAACGTCCTGGACTACGTTCCAGAGCGCATTGTTCCCCCTATCGTGATTATCAACAGCGCCTCTCCATACATCACACCTAGCTCACTGGCAACTGAATACATCATGAACCTGGAGTTGGTTGTAATCGCTGCTACAGCAACGAATAAGCAAGCAACGGAAAAGCTAGATGAGGCAATCGCAGACGTGCTAACAGCACTACCGCGATACGCAACAATGACTAGGGTAAACGAACCCTACGAAATGCAAACAAACAATGCTAGTTATCTCGCAGCTAACATAAGCGTAGAACTAGACATAACTATTTAGAAAGGCAGTCTGTCATGGCAGCTTCAACGCGCATCAAAGCGCACAACATTATCTTCAACATTGCCGATACTGACTATGCTTGCGATGCCACTATGGTGGACTTGCAGCTTCAGGATGCACCAGGCGATGTTCAAACCTTCTGCGAGCAGCGTGTAGGTGGCGAGTGGACTCTGGGACTAGAGGGAATTGTCTCAGGCGATGCAGCTTCTCTATACCGCGTTCTTTGGGAGAACTTTGGCACAACCGGAACTTTTGAGATTGCTCCAAACGGAAACGCAACAGCAACTTCCTCAGAGCCTCACTACACCGGCACAGTCAAGTTTGACCAGCTCCCTCCACTATCGCTAAACACCAACGAGACTGCAACCTTCTCAGTGACCCTCACTGTAGACAACAGCACTCACGACCCAGCTAGCGATGTCTACTACGGCGTGGAGATTGTAACGGCTTAGTAATGCCCAGCGATCAGGGTGTCAAAGTCAAGAACCTGCGAGAGATAAACCAAGTTCTCAAAGCAGTAGGTGTTCCGACAGAAGCAGTTAGAGATGCGGGCAAACAGTCCGGTGAGCTAGTTGCTGCGGAAGCCAGGTCTTTGACCCCTGTTCGCACAGGCAGACTGCGCGACAGCATTAGGGTTAGTGCAACGGGCAGAAGCAGGATTAGAGTCCTAGCTGGTAACAATAGAAAATCTAAGTCGGGTGTTCCCTATGCCAACCCTATTCACTGGGGCTGGTTCAAGCGGAACATCAAACCGCAACCATTCTTTATCAAAGCGCTGGGATACACTAGGGCTGAGGTTTACAACAACTACTTCAAGCAGTTAGATAAACTGATAAGAGATGAATCAAATAAAGCAAAGATTGGATAACACAGATGATTGACTTTGAGAACCTAACACTAGGCGAAATCGAAGAAATGGAGTTGCTGCTAGGCACAAGCATTGACACAGCTTTTGCAGACGGCAAGCCAAAGGGCAGGGCGCTGCGTGTGTTCTATTACATAGCACAGCGCAGAGATAACCCTAATTACAAGTTTGAGGACACAGAAAAAGTGTCACAGGCAGCAGCACTAGCGCTTTTGTCAGGTGACGAACAAAAAAAATAATTAGAGAGCAAGCAGCAGAAAGGCTAGCAAACTTCTGTGTAGCAACAGGATTAGCACCTAGCGAATACCGGCAGCTTACTCTCACCGAATACACCGCAATAATGCGGGCGCTTAGGAAAGGTAAGAAATGAGCCTAGTTCTCAATGTAGAAATCTTAGGTGAATACAAGAACCTAACCAAAGCAACCCAGGGCGCTCAAAAGACCCTAGAAAAGCTAGGCACAAGTTTTAAGAAGGTTGGAGCTGCTGTAGGTAAGACAGTAGCGGGAATTGGCATTGGGCTAGGCGCAGCAGTCGCCTCACAGATCAAACCAGCCATAGATGCAGCTTCAGACTTAGAGCAGCAATACGGCGCACTAGATTCTGTATTCAAGGACATAGCGCCTTCGATGAAGCAGTTTGCTTCTGAGCAGTATCGCATTGGACTTTCTACAGCAGATGCAGCCCGCAGCATGACCCTGCTGGGTTCACAGCTAAAAGGTTATGGGCTACCGGTAGAGGAAGCAGCACAGAAAACAAAAGACCTAACGCTACTAGCAGCAGACTTAGCTGCAACTTTTGGTGGGACTACCGCAGATGCCGTTGCTTCGATTGGATCACTATTCAGGGGCGAGTATGACCCTATCGAAAAGTATGGTGTCGCAATCAAGAAGAGCGATGTCAATGCCAGACTCGCAGCAGAAGGATTAGACAAGCTCGAAGGTGAGCAGCTAAAGATGGCAGAAGCGCAGGCAGCGCTAACCCTTCTATTTGAAAAAACTACAGATGCCCAGGGGCAAGCTAACCGCGAGATGGACACAGCAGCAGCCCGAAGCGAGCGCCTAAAGGCTACTTTTGAAAACCTACAGGCAGAGCTAGGCGAGAAATTACTGCCCATCTTTGTAGACGTAACTACATGGATTGCAGAAGAAATTATTCCGGCTTTTGAAGATTTCTATGCAGAGCTAACAGACCCTTCTGGCGAAGCTATGCAACAAATGGAAGCACTTGGAGATGCCTGGAATCAGTTTGTTTCTATCTTTGGCATGGGTTCTGTTGAGGTGAAGAATCAAGACGTATTCAAGTGGATTGGTGACAGCGCAGTTAGCGCGATCAAGGCATTGACACACCTAAGCACTTTTGTCGGTGAAATCTTTAGCGGTATGGCGAAGATTTTCCAAGCAGGGTTTGGTTTTGGTCCAGTTGCACAAAAACTACGTTCTGAGGGACTTAGACAAGTTGCAGGGGCTATGGATAAAGCACAAAAGGCAGCTAACCAAATTAGATTCGCAGATGAAGCCTATAGTGATAGAACCATGAACACGCCATCGGGAAGCCCTAGCCCAATGGACATAAACATAAACATCAACAGCCCTAGTGTAGATGCTGACCGAATTATTGCAGAGCTAGATGCAGCTATGCGAGCTAGGGGCATGAATACAATTACTAGAGAACTGCAACCACAATGACAGTAATTTCTAATTTCGACATTTCGCAGCATCTAAAGGTTGAATTCTACGTTCCTAATGTCGAGGGCAATTTTTTTATCATTGGAATTAGCTTGCTGGGTTCTGACGATGAACTAGCTGGCATAGATGAATTTATTATTGGGACTAGCCTTTTGGGTGGCACAGATGTTCTCGCGCCTACCGGTGAAATACCTTTTATTTGGAAAGAATACGAGTGCAGCGTTTCTAAAGCAGACTTACAAATTGGTGGCGATGTCCAGGATTCGCTTTACTTCCAGCCCAGACCGGCGCAGCTCAATCTAACAATGCAGAACTTAGCAATAGATCCAACGGCAAACAGACTAATTCGCCCAGGTGTCCCAGTTAGGATGCGTTTGGTAAAGGGTGACTACGAACAGACTCTATTCAAGGGAATCATAGACAAAATAAGCGTAGGTTACGACACAGACAACCAGCACCTAATGAACTTCACTGCCTACGACAGCCTAAAGCAGTTCGTAAACGCCCGACTAGGGACTTTTGACACTACAGACGAAGTGGAATACCCAGACGGCTACGCAACGCCCTATGAGGTAATTGAGCAGCTTGCAGACCTATTTGGCACAGCGATGAACTCTAGCAGCGTGGACTTGCCGGGAGAAATACCAGGGGCAACTTATTCTGATTTTATTCCTAGCGCGGTGCTTTATGAAGCTATAAAGGTTGGACTAGGTATTTTCTGGGTTGATCAAGCTACAGAAGAATTTGTTGTAATCCCAAGACCCACAACTTTAGATGGCACTGGTGCATACACAATTGGCAATCAACATGGCGAACCGCTGCACTTATGTATGAGTGAAATACACGCAGATAGTGACGTAGATAAAATCTATAACTCATTGAAAGTGTCTCTAAAGAGCGATTCAGAAACCAGCGTTACGATCAAGAATCAAGACTCAATAGATTTATACGGAGAGTTTGCTGTTGATACATCAGTAGATACCACAGATGCAGACGAGCTAAATAGGTGGGCAACAGCAGTATTTTCTCAAACGACAACAAAGCTGGTAGATAGAGTGGCAACGCCTACAATAGATAGGCTAAACAATTTGACACACGCAGCAATTTTTCAACCAGGCGAAACAGTAAACATTGACTACCAGACCAGCCAATTAGACATTCAAGAAACCTATACCATTACAAAGGTGAGCCATAGGGTAGATGTCAATAATTGGTTTACTACAATAGAACTTTGGAAGGAATTCTAAGTGGCTTACAAAACATTCGTAAACGGCAACCCGCTAACAGCGAGCGAGCTAAACCAGTATCTAATGAACCAGGCTATTCCTACGTTCACAGATACGACTGCTAGAGATGCAGCAATTACTTCACCGGTTCATGGGCAGTTTGCCTATTTGACTGGGACAGACCTACTGACTAAATACGATGGCAGCACTTGGATCAACGCCTTCTCAGCACCAACTTCTGCTGTTTATGAAAAGTCTGTTGATTACACAATTGTTTCGAGCGATGCTGACAGCTTTATTTATGCCACGGACACAATTACAGTGACAGTGGCAGACGTTCTTTCGGCAGGGCAGACAATCAACTTTATTCAGAACAGCACAGGTGCTATAACTTTCGCTGCTGATACAGGTGTAACACTAAGAAGCAAAGACGGCTTGCTAGATACAAACACTCAATACTCAGGTGTCTCACTTACTTGCAAGGCTGCTGGCGTTTACTACTTGGTTGGTGACCTAGCCTAATGTCTCTGATTCCACTAGGGTTTATGGCTGCTGCTGGCGG